GATATAAAATGAAAATCACGTCAATGTTATTAACAATGATTCTTGCAATGTCGTCAATTACGTCATGTGGGTTATTTCAACCACAATCACCTGTATCAGTTGTAACAAATGCCGAAACAATCGCTCGAACAACATTACAAAATGCTGCCACGGCGTGGCTTTTTGTTGTCCCGGTGTTGACTGTTTCACATCCTGACAAAGTTCAAGATTTGACTACAAAATACTATGCTGCGGTGCAAAAGGCGTCTGACGCTCTTGACGCTCTTGACAAAGTAAAGGCTTCTCTTGCGAGCGGTGTTACTGTAACTATCGACTTGAACACTGCGTTGAAAGCGGAGTCGCTTGCAATCGTTGAAGTAATGAATATAATTGCTGAAGCAAAAGCTGCGTCAGGAAAAGCAAAAGCTACGCAAAATAGTCATGCACAAAATCTTGGGGTGCCTGGCTATGACAATGCCCTCACAGGGTCAGATCAGCTTCGTTCAATGGTGAAGTGAGTGTCTCGCAGACGTCGTAAGAAGCGATATCACACCGGAATTCATTTAAGCGATAAACTGACGAGCAAGTGTGTCTACCGCTCGGGATGGGAAAAAACATACGCGTGTTTGCTCGATAATGATCCCACCGTAAAATCGTACAGCTACGAAAGTATCGTCATTCCTTACGTGTCGAACAAGACTACGAAAAAGGTACGACGATACTTTCCCGACTTTTTCATTACGTATGTCGATGGTTCACGTGTTCTCGTTGAAATAAAACCACGACGAAAATTGGTTCAAAAGACGGTGCAAAAAAAGCTCGCTGCCGCTAAAGGTTGGTGTTCGTGTAATGACGTGACACTCAGGATCATTACTGAAATAGAGCTAAAGGATTATGAACTGTCACAAAAAGAAGCGTCAGAATTGAAAACAATCTAAAAACTTCACGATGTTTCTTGCTGTCATTTCTATGTCGTCGACTTTCTCTACGACAGGAACATATTTTTCGTCTTCACGTTGTTTTACTTCGTCGATATAGTAGCAGTTTGTCCCAAATTCGTTGTGAATTAGCGTGACAAACTTTGTTTCATCTTTTCGCAAGTCAACAATAGTTTTTTTCTTTTCACCAACTGCAACGTTGACAACACATGCAGAACATTGTTTTTGAACTCGCCAGACAACATTTATGATTGTAACATCAGTGTAATAAAAGCTTTGGAGTTCGATATTTTCCATGAAAAGTTCTCCTATTGATAAATAGGAGAGAATTAGTTGTATACAATTTTTAACAACAATATTCTTTCAACCCTGCCATCGCGACGACATACGCATCAACTTCATCGTAACAAAATCCTTCAATCGAAACTTTGCCTTTGTTTTTTCCACGAGAACACGTGTTCGTTGGCCAAACTACGTTCTTGAGATCATGTGTAGACATATAGTCGAACACTTGCTGCTTGTGATCGATGCCAACTTTCTTTGCCTGTTGCATTTTCATTCCACACACTTTTCGTGCATGTGTACAAGCGATGAACGTGGGCGTGAGGTGAAGCAAATTACGTGCGATGTAACTTGCGACGCCATTGAATTGCATCAACGTTCCTATTGTCGCAGCGCTTGAACTACCCGACTGAAATTTTAACGCGGCATTTTCAACAAAAAAGTGCGTTGCTTTGTTGAATAATTTTCCATTCTGTAAAATTGACTTCAACACTTTTTCAAACTCATCGGCCTTTTCCCAAGGTCCTTCAAACTTTGACAAGTCGACATGTGCAAGCTCAAACTCACATTGCTTTGTGACAGCCGCAATGCCTACGACGTGAGTGCTGATGTCGAGCCCAAAAGAAACGATATCCATAAATGATTAATAATCTATGGAGAATTTTTTGAAATTTCATCCCTTAATACACATGAACTGTTTCAACGTGTGAACTTTTCTGACTAAACTTTCCTGCGCGTTCATGACTGCGTCAATGTTTTTATACGCTCCTGGCGTTTCATCGAGCACGCTTTCGTCTTTACGACACTCAACACCCGCAGTTGCTAATACGTGATCTTCTAACGTGAACGTGTTTCTTGCCTTTGTTCTTGACATTGTCCTACCTGCGCCGTGCGAACAGGAGCAAAAGCTTTCAGGATTTCCTTTGCCTTCACAAATGTACGTGTTCGTTCCCATGCTTCCAGGAATTATACACATGTCACCTACTCGAGCTCTCACTGCACCTTTACGGGTGACCAAAACGTTGCGCCCAAAGTGATTTTCGCGCTCAACGAAGTTATGGTGACAATCAATTGTTTCTAACGAAATATCGTCAATTACTTTCAGTGCTGCAGAAATCATTAGATCACGATTAATTCTTGCAAATTTTTGTGCCCAGTTCGCAGCAAATATGTAATCATTGAAGTATTCTGTACCTTCAGGAAAATATGACAATTCTTTGTCCTCAAGAGTTATGAACCACTTTTCACATTGTTCTTTTGCGAGCTGCGTAAAGTATGAACCAATCTTGCTGCCAATTCCTCTCGATCCACTGTGAACTACTAACCACACTTTATTGTTTTCGTCCTCAACACACTCAAAATAGTGGTTCCCGCTCCCGAGCGACGCAATGTGCTTCTTTGCGTTTGCTTTCTTTAGTTGTGGATGATATATACACAATTCTTCATATTCAGCGCGTAAATGTTCTTCCCACGCGTTTTCTACTACATCAGGAACGTCGTGCCAAGCACCTCGATCGTTTTCACCGCCATTGTCTGTGCGACCGTGTGGTATTTTGCTTTCAAGAGCGTGTCGTAGTTTTGCTACATCACCGAGTTCAGTTTTGCTTTTTGAAATTCTACATGCTTGTATCCCACAGCCCAGGTCACTCCCAACTGCTGCAGGAATTACTGCTCCCGTTGTTGCTATCACGCTTCCAATCGTTGCACCTTTTCCTGCGTGCGTGTCAGGCATCGCTGCAATCCATTTATATATGAACGGGAGACGAGAGACTCGTTGAAGCTGTTCGATGGCTTCTGTCTCGAACGCGATGCCCTTGTTCCACAATTTTACGATGTTGTGTTTTTGTGTGCCCGACAATATCACGTCGTAGTCACGTTCAGTGTCATTTTTCATGTGCTGATAATACATCATGTTGAATAATCATTTCACATTAATGTGTAATTACACAAAGAATGTTGTAATATCATGTCTATGGGAAATCGATCGCTTGCACACGTTGAGAAAATAATTTCAATTTACGACATTCCTGGTGCAGACAACATCGAAATGGCACAGGTGTTAGATTTTCACGTCACTGTGAAGAAGGGCGAGTTTTCAGTCGGAGATCTCGCGGTTTACGTTGAAGTCGATAGCATTATGCCTGAGCGTCCTGAATTTGAGTTTCTACGCCAAAAGCACTTTCGCATCAAGGCGATGAAACTATCAAAGTTTGGAATCATTTCGCAGGGAATTTTGTTTTCATTTAAAAATGTGTTTATGTCAGATGTAGGCACTAGCGCGCTCGGACAATTTTCAATTTTGTGGAATAATAAACAAACATTATTGTGTGAAGGATGTGACGTTACAGAAATATTGGACATAACTCGAGCAATTGAAGATCCGGATGAAGACGCACCTCTCACAAACGGGAGCAAGAAAAATCGAAAATGGTTGATGAAGTTTGCTTGGTACAGGAGATTGTTCAAGAAAAATAGCCCAAGTTCAGTTGGATCTTGGCCTGAATTTTTGCCACCTAAATCTGACGAAGTGAGCGTGCAAAACAAGTATGGACACATTCTAAAGCAATATGTGTATTCTTATACTGATGTGGGTGAAGAACAGCCGGCAGGGCTCTTCTACATAAGTGAAAAGTTAGAGGGACAGTCAATGTTGGTATTTTTACGAATAACATCATCATTCTTTGGATTGAGAAAACGAACAGAATTTGGTGTATGCTCTCGTAATGGACTTAAGACAGGTGTCAATCCTTTCACTACGACAATCAAACGATTGGGCGTAGAAGACAAGCTTCGTAAAATCAACAAGTCAATCGTCGTTCGAGGTGAACACTGTGGTCCGGGAATTCAAGGGAATATTTATAAACTCACAGAGACTAAATTTTATGTCTTTGAAGTATATGATATAGACGAGAGGCGATTTTACAATTACGATGAATTCATTTCATTCTGTAAAGAGAATGAGTTTGAAACAGTTCCCATTCTTGATGACAATTTTACTCTCCCGATCACGGGTAAAGAAATGCTCACAATGTCAAATGGCAAGTCAGTATTAAGAAATACCTTACGCGAAGGAATAGTCGTGAGACTAAAATCTGATCCTACGGTTTCATTTAAGGCCCGATCTCCAGAATACTTGGTGAAACATGGAAAATAAGAACGTGGATGAGTTTCTTGAAATGCTTCGGACGGGTGAATTTACGTTTGAAGATTTTTATTTATATGTGGGTCGTCAAAGACATGAATTTGATGTCGCTAATGAATTGGTGAATTTAGTTCACAAAAATGAATTGAAACAATTTGTTCGTGTCGAAAACGTAGGTGATTTCGACAGCATGCTTGATTTACCCGACGAAACAAATTTAGACAACACAAGAATTATGTACGTAGTAAATTATCGTGAAATATAATCGATCATGAACAACGTTTTAATTGTCTATAAATACGGTTTGAAAGAACGAATTCGTGTGTGCGTTGACGGTGAACTTGCACAGCCATACGTTGACTTGTTTGAGCTTGCAAATAACAAGTACATTGATGATGTGATAAAGCCAAGCGAGAGCGAAAAGTTGGCGATTGACTTTGTGACGCGCTTTGTTGAAGCGTCAATTGATGCAGACGACGTGTTGTCAGACAATGCTTCACCACCCAACGTAAGTACGATTTGTACTACTGGTTACTTATACGTGTAATATTCTGGAAAGTTAACTTGGCACAGGAGCCATGCCTTGATTGCTAATCAAGTGAGACCGCAAGGTTGGGCGTTCAACCCGTCAACTTTCCGCTAAGTGTAATGTGATATCACTAAATGAAAAATTGACTTTTATTGAGAGAATTCTTGGTAAAGGTTCACTCTCACGCAATCAAAAGAACTTTGACGTACATTGTCCATGGTGCGATCATCAGGATAAAAATAAGAAAAAACTTGTCATTCGCACTGATGATGACAGGTGGCACTGTTGGACTTGCACGCACAAAGGCAAGACGCTTGTTCCTTTGATAAAAAAGTGTGGCACACAAGAACAGTTACACACGTACCTTGAGAAGTACCTTTCGGCAACGAAGAAGGGTGACATTCTCTTTGAACAGGAAAGTAAACAGGAGGAGACACTGTGTTTACCGAGTGAATTCTCGTTGTTGGCTTTGTTGGAAGACAGGCGAGATCCTGATTTCAATGCTGCAAAGAAGTACGTGAAGCGCCGTAAGATTGACGAAGAGGACTTGTGGCGATATAAGATTGGGTTTTGTGACAAGGGTGAGTACTCGAGGCGCATAATAATACCATCGTTCGACGTGAACGGAAAGTTAAACTACTTCACCGGTCGTTCAGTCGACAAGATCAGGATGAAGTACAAAAATCCATCGACACCAAAAATATCTGTTATTTTCAATGAAATAAATATTGATTGGAAAAAACCTCTTGTGCTATGTGAGGGCCCGTTTGACTTATTAAAGTGTGGAGAGAACGCAACGTGTTTGTTGGGAAGCGACTTTGATGAAGAACACGCACTGTTCACCGAGCTTGTGTTCAACTCAACACCCGTAATATTGGCATTAGACGGTGACATGTGGAACACAAAAATTCCAAAGATCGTCAAGAAGTTGCAGGAATATTCAATAGACACAAAGGTTCTTGACACGCGTAGCGTGGAAGATCCAGGTTCAATGACGAAAAAAGAATTTCAGGACTTGTTGAAAAGTTCAACGATGACGTTTGATTGGGATAGCATGTTTGCATCTCGCGTAAATAAAATGAGTGACATAAGATTAAACATAAAGTTATAGGATTATTACATTAATCATATGATGCAAAAAGAGAAGCTTCCAAAATTACCACGTGATTGGAAATGGGGAATTGATAGTGGTCGATGCTGGTATGCACATAATTCAATACATTGTTCGAAAAGATTTCTAATATCTGACGGAAGTTTGCCGGTATCGTCTCGTGTTGTTATTGCAGTCATGCGTGCAAATGGAGTATTATAAATGAGGAATTATGCGCATCCTGCATGTCGCTGATATTCATGTGCGCGGGTTAACGCGACATGATGAACTTAAAGAAGTTGTTGAAGCATTAGTCATCGATGCAAATAATCGTGGTGGTGTTGATCACGTATTGATTGCAGGAGACACATTTCACACAAAGACGCAAGGAATAACACCTGAAGTTGTCGACTTTATTAGTTGGATATTCAAGAAGTTATTGACAATAAAGTGCTGTACACTCGATAATTGTGTAAAGATACACATCACGCTTGGAAATCATGATTTCAATCAGATGAACAAGTCGCGAAAGGACATCATAACGTCAATCGTGAACTTGTTGAACGATGACAACATCAAGATGTACCGTGACTCAGGCGTGTATCAACTATCACCAGGATATAATCTGTGTTCATTTAGCTTGTTTGATGAACAAAATTGGGACGTAGTAAAGCCGGTACAAAACGAAGTAAACATCGCAACGTATCATGGGCCCGTCAATGGTGCCCAAATGGAGACGACGGATTGGAAAGTTGATACAGGATTGGACGTAGAGTTCTTCAATGATTTTGATGTAACAATGCTTGGCGATCTGCATATGCATCAATATCTTGGAGAAAGAAAGACTTTGTCGGGTGAAAGTCGCCCGTTTGTAGGATATCCAGGGAGTTTTCTTCAAAACACGTACGCAGAGACATTGAAACACGGGTACTTGTTATGGGACATTGAAAAAAAGGGTGAATGGAACGTAACGTACTGTGAGCTACCAAATCCTAAGCCATTTTTAACAATTCAATGGATGGGTAACGTAGAGGACACCGTCGCACAAGTAGTTCGAAAAGATTGTAGGGTGCGCGTCAAGAGTGATGGCTTCATGTCACACAGTGATGTGTTGGAATTACAATCACAGTTGAAAAGAATTACGTCTGAGCTAACATTTAAATCAGAAAATGTCGTAGACACAAATTCAGTTTGCATCGGTAAAGACACAATATCAAAGACTGATCTAAAAAATTCAAGCGTTTTGATAAAGCTCGTCAATGATTATCATCAAAACACTGATATGTCAGAAGATGAATTTGCTACAATGCGTGAGTTGCTTAGAGGCTATCTACAACAAGTCACAGACGATGCAAGCATTACGCAACGCAACGTAAAATGGTCGCCAAAATGGTTGTCGTTCAATAACATGTTTCAGTACGGTGACGGGAACATAATAAATTTTGAAAAGCTTTCTGGTTTGTGTGGCATCTTTGGGCCAAACGGCTCGGGTAAGTCGTCAATAATTGGAACTACAATTTATTCATTGTTCAACACGACTGATCGCGATGGGTTGGTAAATCTACTAATTCCAAACGAACGAAAGACGTTTAGCGACACACGTATGATCGTAGACGTAAATGGCGTAGATTATGTCATTGAGCGTAACATAGAAAAGTATGAAAAAAAAGGAAGAACATTTGCGAACGCAAAATTGAAGTTGTTTAAACTAAATGAGATTGCAGCTGAAAATGCGTGTGAAGAGCAAAGGATCGACACTGAAAAAGTAATTCGCAGCATGCTTGGCACAGCAGACGACTTCATGATGACGTCAGTGTGTGTTCAAGGCGACGCTGAACGCTTCATAAAACAAGGTTCAACGAACAGGCACAAGATTGTGTCAAGATTTTTTGAGCTCGACATTATCAATAAGATACATGACTTGTGTAAGTCGGATTTGAACACTGCAAAAAATACAATAAAAGCACTGCGAGACTGTGATTGGGAGACTGAAATTGCGACATTGAACGACAACTTGACACACGCAAAGCAGGAAATTTCTAACAAAGAAGTTGATGTCACAAAAATTGATGAAGAAATCGCAGATTTACGTGTCAGCGTTGCACAGTTTGGTGAAGTCGTCGTAGTGACGTCAAAGCAAGTAGATGTACAACGTAGTATAGTGGATCAGTTGACACTAAAAGAAAAGCAAATTACTGAAGAAATTGATGACACAAATAAAGGTATAACAGATCTCAACGATAAAATCGTAAAAATTGATGCGACGTTGCAGCTAAATGACATAAAGAACTTACAAGAAAAGTTAGACAAGTTAGTGAAATCGGAAACTGATGCAAAGATAGCCGAACGAAGCAAAGTTGAAGAAGCGTCGACATTAGATCGATACACACACTCTTTACAAGTTCTACAGGATGTGCCATGCGGCGGTGTGAATGAATTTGGTGGTTGTGTGTTCATAAAAGATGCAAAACAGGACGCCGAAAAGATAGAAGAACAAAAGAAAATAGTTTCTGAAATAGTTGACAAGGTGAAGAAGATCACTGAACAAGTCGATGATTTGAAAAAAGAAAACGTAAGAGACAGCATTCAAAAGATTGAGAAGCTAAAACAATTAAAAAGTAATGTTACGACAAAGTTATCAGAACAACGTGTCAACACAGTTCGATTGGAGACAAAAATAGACGCAGTCAAACGTAACAAAATAATGGAAACTAAAAAGTTGAGTGAGCTTGAAGTAGCTTATAAAAACGACAAAAATGCTGAGCTCGTTGTGCTAAAGACGAAGCTCGAAACGTGCATCGCAAAGTCAAAGACATTGAACAACGAAAAGAATGAACTTTCACGTGAGTTAGGTCGAACTGAAACTACGCTCGAAAAAACGTTACAAGACAAAGAAAGACGCGCAAAGGAGTTAAAGCGAATTCGTGCATATGAGCTCGTGATACAGGCGTTGTCGAAGAAGGCAATACCACTCATGATCTTACGCTCGCAGCTTCCGGTGATAAACAACGAGATTTCAGAAATCTTGAAGGGAATTGTCAACTTCACTGTTGAACTTGAGATCGAAGAAGACAGCGACACGTTGGAAATTTACTTGAACTATGGTGACAGGCGACGGGTGATTGAGCTCGGGTGTGGCATGGAAAAGTTCATAGCCGCGATGTCAATTCGAGTCGCGATGATAAACGTTGGTACTTTACCAAAATCTGACTTGTTCATCATAGACGAAGGATTTAGTGCGCTTGATGATACGAACACAGAAGCATGTAATAGATTTCTATTGTCTTTAAAACGCTATTTTAGATTAATTCTTGTCATAACTCATAGCGACGAGATAAAAGATACAGTTGATACTGTGATTGAAATTTCCAAAGAAGATGAAGACAGCAAAATAGTTTTTGAGTGAGGAAACATGAAAACAAAAACGTGGTTTGGAATTAAATTAGATTGTGTATCTAAGGGTTCATGGGATGTTCATTATGGTAAGTACGATATATGGGCGTGTTCTATAAATCGATACAACACTATATTTGAAATTCGTCTTTGCGAAAATGGAATGTGTGAAGCAATAATTTTTATAAATTACTGTAGAATTTCATCAGGTGATTGTTCAAATGAAAAACTTGCGCGCGCAAGGGTGAAAAATATAATACACAAAGTAGGACTGTTGAACATGTTTTTGAACAACGTATAATATGACATTTGAACCATATCTAAAAGATCGTCTCATTGAAAGACATGAGAACTACGTTGTGATTGTGCCAAAAGACGTAAATCCGACAATGCCACTTGCGTGTCCTGTGTGTGATTACCTATTTTGTTCAAAAGAAGACGAAGACAGCTACGAAGAATTTTCTTGTTGTGACTTTTGCTCAATGACGTGGGCATATTCACATCGAAAGCAGTGGGAAGAAGGTTGGCGACCAAGCGAGAGCGAAGTCAAAGAAAAAATGTCAGAGAGACAAAGTATGACTGTGACGTTTTGAATACTTATGAGTTGGTTCATATGAAAAAAATTGATTTGAGTAGTTTACAACAATGTATCGATACGTCGTGGGGGCGGTCTTCAACGCCATTGACTGCGACAATGTCTGTAAAGTACACGCTTGCGGGTGATACTATCGTTGCGAGTTATCAGGCACTTGTCACACTTGTCACTGAACGCCAATTAATAGAATTAAAACGTCGTTATAAAGAAGAGAGCGATGCTGTGATTGAGGCGTCGTTGAAGAACGTTCAGAAGAATTATAAAGAGTTGACTGGGCAGACGATAAAATTTACGCAACTTGCGTATGATGATAGTATTGAAATTTTATCTATGAATTCAAATAATTCGAGGCGCACAGCACTTTATCGTCGAAAGTCAGTTTTTGAATTAAAATAATTATGAGTTCGTTTGTATATTATATTGATAATATTTTTAATGATAAATTGTACGTTGGTAAGGCAAACGATCCTTGCAAACGTTGGTTGGGTCATTTAAAAAATGTACTTTCTAATAAAGATTTTAAGTTATATCGTGCAATGACAAAATATGGCGTCGAAAATTTTAAAATGCACGTATATGCAGAATTTAAAACAGAAGATGAAGCATATGATTTTGAGAAGAAATTAATAATTGAATGGAAAACAGTAAAACAAGGGTACAACATGAAAGAAGGTGGTAGAGGTGTTAAACAAACACTTACTACGCGAGAAAAAATTTCTAAATCAAATACGGGTAAAAAACATACTTTTGAAATACGACAAAAAATGAGTGAACAGCGCAAAGGACACCCAGGATATCGTAAAGGTGTTCCGGTCACAGATGAAACTCGCGTTAAAATGTCTTTAGCGCGTACAGGTAAAAAACATTCGCCTGAAACAATTCTTCGTATGATAGAAAGTGCCAAAAGACGCGCCGCAACAAAAGAAGGCAAAGAATTGTTGGATGAAATGAGAACGTTGGTTAGCAAACGTGAAAGTACACGAGGTACAAAACATTGGACGTATGTTAAACGTTTTAACGATATGATGCAAGATATCAACAATCCTTACGATGGGTTATTGATTACGTGATTGAAATGGTGTTTGCCACTATTTATTTGTGTGGCAGCAAAAAAAGTACAGCGCAAAGATCAGATTGATGAAATAATAAAGTGTGGTAAAAATCCCGTTTATTTCATCAATAAGTATTGTAAAATTAGACATCCTGTGAAGGGAATAATTCCTTTTAACACGTATCCATTTCAGGACGATTGTATTGGCGCGTTTGAAAAGCACCGCATGAACATAGTTTTGAAGGCGAGACAGTTGGGATTATCAACTGTCACTGCTGCGTATGCAACCTGGTTAGCGCTCTTTCACAAAGATAAGACGATTTTGGTTATTGCGACAAAGATGAGCACGGCGTCGCAGTTTCTTAAAAAAGTGAAAGTGATGCTCGAATACTTACCTGTGTGGCTCGTGTTACCTGAAGTCACGGTGACAGGAACAGAAATCAAATTTGATAATGGCTCAACGGTCGTTGCAATTCCAACGAGTGCAGACGCCGGCCGTTCTATGGCACTTTCGTTGCTCATATGCGACGAAGCGGCATGGATACAAAAAATGGAAGACATCTGGACCGGATTGTCGCCCACAATTTCAGAAGGTGGAAACGTAATACTTCTTAGCACGCCCAATGGCATGGTGGGAACAGGTGGATTATTCTATCGCTTGTATTCACAAGCGTGTACAGGATTAAATGAGTTTAATCCGATATGTTTACCTTGGAACGTGCATCCTGAACACGATCAGGCGTGGTTCACAAAAGAAACGTCGAACATGTCAAAAAAGAAAATAGCACAAGAGTATGTGTGCGACTTTTTGACGTCAGGTGACACTTTCCTTGAACCTGAAGAAATTGAATATCTTAAATTTAGCATATTACAACCAATAGAAAAACAAAGCGTCGTAGACAAACACGGCACAGGAAATGATAGATCGATTTGGGTATGGAAACGACCGGAGCTCACAAAAAAGTACGTAATTTCTGCTGACGTTGCCCGTGGCAATGCACATGATTACTCTACATTTCACGCGATAGACATAGAAACTTGCGAGGTATGTGTAGAGTACATGGGTAAGATACCACCAGAAAAGTTTTCAGATGTCTTGATAGAATATGGCAAAAAGTACAATGATGCGTTGCTTGTCGTAGAGTTGAACTCGTTTGGTTACACAGTAAATGCAGCGATACGTGACGCAAAGTATCCACACGTATTTTACGAAAAAGGAAAGAACGATCCTTTCAATTTTAAACCACCTGACGACGGTGAAGTTATAACTCCTGGCTTCAACACTAACGGCGCTGTGCGCCTACCGATGCTCACGAAGCTGGGAGAACTAATTCGTACAAAGAAGCTAAAGATTTATTCGCAGCGCTTCTACGATCAAATTCAAGGCTTCATGTGGATGGGTAACAAGCCGCAGGCAGCAAAGGACAACTTTGACGACTTAGTGATGAGCTTAGCAATTGGGTTGTGGCTCGTTGAGACTTCACCCGTCATAGACGATAACCTCGCTGACATGACGAGGGCGTTGTTGAATAGCACAAGCATTGAAAGAAGGTCATCTGAGCACATGCCACGTATGAACGAGGTTTCGCCATTGATAAGTCCTGGGATGATGAACGCACAAAGCGCGTATAAAGCACATCACGTAGATAACATGAGGAAGCAAGTTGTGAATAGGTACAGCGAATTGACAAATTTTAGTTGGTTATACAGATGATCAACGGGAGCGTATATTTATTGCTAAGGTTTTATTATGGGAAATTCAATCACACGTGATCGTCTACAACAGCTCATCAAGGAAGAGTACAATAAGCTTAACGAAGAAATCGATAGCACAGGAATTCGAACAGTCGTCAACTCTGCGTCTAAGCTACTCGATGCAATCGCTGCCTTCGAGAAGGATCTTCCACCGAAGTCTGTAGAAGCCACAGTCGTTCACACAAGTGAACTCAAGAAGTCTCTTGAAGACATGGTGAGCAATCCGGCGAGCTACTTGGTAAAGCCTGTGAAGATGGTGAGCCTAAGAGCGGTGAAGGAAGCTTCGTTGAAGGAGAAAGTTGGAGACGAGCAATTGTTTCGAAGCAACATGAACGCAGGCGTTGGCAACAAGATGCTTCGAAATGCAAACAAAGAAATTGGCAACGATCCCAACAAACTCGAAGACGTTGAACCCGCTGCATACAAAGCGCTTCCAAGCTCTTATAAAAACGATCATGCGTTAACGTTTCACTACGACGAAAATGGTGAGCTGTGTGCAACCCATGATTTGGGCGGAGAATTTTGTTGGAACGGTAAAAAGTGGTCGAAAAAGGCGTGACACTATTCACTACGTGGTTAAATTCATAATATGGCAACAGTCTCACGTGCAGCTCTAAAAAACATTGTCAAGGAGTGTCTGATTGAAATTCTTCAGGATGGCCTTGGCGCGCTTCCAAAACGAGTTTCTCAACAACAGGTAGAAACAAGAAAGATAGTTCCACAGCAACGCCCGAAGCAAAGCCCAGCATTGTTGAACGCAATCAAAGAAGTTTCTTGTGGAAATGACATCATGGCTGAAATATTTGCCGACACCGCAAAGACGACATTGCCAAACATGCTTAGTGAGGGAAGCGAAGGAAAGCCATCGTTGAACAACGTTGAACAATTCAATGGTGCGCCCGAAGAAGTCTTTGGTGAGGCTGCGTCTACGTGGGCCGACCTGGCGTTTGCGGCACCGAAAAATCCGGGCTCAGGCGTGCAGATGATGTTGGGTGAGTAAGGTTAGTAAAACACATGACTATTATTAATGAAACACAACTACGACGCATAATTCAAGAAGAGATACAACGATCTAAAAATCCACCGTAAAAAGCAGTTGATGAACTTGACAAGACGTGTAAAATTACACGTGATCCAGTTCGTAAATTGTGGGTGTCGAAAGATAAGTTGGGTAACAACATAGTGTGGGATGAAATTGACGAATCGTGGATTGACGAAGATATTTTTATGGGTTTGTGAAGATTTTAAAGAAATAGATTTTATTATAAAGTCGACGTGTCTTTCCGGGCACGTGTGACGTTTAAGGTGACAATAACGACGTGGAGACTTATTTAAATACAATAAGTTTATTGGGAATTAAAAGATGAGTAACTCAAAAGACAGAAATTTGTTTCAACAACTGTCGACGCTGTTCA